TGTTACGCATGGGGTCTAATTCTACGAAAGATGTCAATAAGATACTAGAATCTAGGTATCCTTGTTGAGCACCAATCATTTCCGCCCCTGTTACAGGCGCAATGCTCATGCCTGTAATGGCTGCCCCGTTTATGGCTAAATTTTGATTTGAAAACATTTAATTTTAAGTTTAGTTTATTGTTGTGATTTATTGTGTTTCTCAAAAATCTTTTTAGTGTAGTCTTCTAAAGACTCGTCCGAGATTTTTGTAGGTTTTGTATTGCTTAGATTTATAGTAAACAGGGGCTTTAATTGTCCTTCTATTTTTGCATTTAGAACATCTTTTGAAGAAACTTGTTTTTTGAATGCTTCCCGATTGCTTAAAAAATAATTAATTTCCGCAAATGCTTCGGGGTCTTTTTGTGCTTCAAAATATAACTTGTCTGTATTAGATAAGCCATTCTCATCTAGTTTAGTTGCGTTCTCTACAAGCTGTTTCTTTATATTTGCAACTACATTCATTTTAGAATAGTGCAATTCTAAATTTTTCTTGTACTCTTTTTGGTCATTTCTTTCTCTAGTTACTCGCTCACTTTCAGAAACTCTTTTCTGTTCTATGGCATCGTTATGTAGTATTAAGTGTCCATCTAGTATTTGATTGGCTTGACCTTCTAATTCTCCCTCGTCAATAAGAGATTTTATTTGGGCTTGAATTACTTTTTGACTTACGCCTTTTTGCTCTAAATCTCTACCTACGATATTTATTTGAACTTGTTCTTGGTCAATATTTTCTTTAAGGTATTCTAATTGATTAATTGCAGTTACGTTCTCTCTGATTATTTCTGAGATGTCTCCACCGTTTTTATCAATTTCTAAAAGCTTTTTAGCTCTGTCGCTAACGCCCTCTGTTGAGATATACTTTTCGTTACGCTGTTTTTCGGTTTCCTCTTTCCAGCCTTTTAAGATTTCTTTGTATCCCTCTTCTGTTAAGTTTTGAATGTCCTCTAAATAAACGTCTTGTCCTTCATAGTTAATTGCAAAGTTTTCTATAAAACCGTCTTCAATTAATCCTTTTAATTTCTTAGAGTGATTAGTCTCAGGTTTTGCTTTGACTACCTTTTCGGGTTCGACTTGTTTTTCTGCTTTAGGGGCTTCAGGTAAGGTGATATCTTCTACCTTTGGTGTCTCTACGACTGCTGATGTTGGTGTCTCTACTTTAGGTTCTTGAGCTTCTTTTTGTTTATTAAAAATAGCTGTAATTAAATCTGTAGATGCTGTTTGTAAGGGTTGTGTATTTTCCATTCTTTCTTGGTGCAAATTTAGTATGTTAATGTTTCTTATCCAAATGTGTTAAATTGTTTGTACCTTTTGACAAAAAATTTTGTCAATTACAAATTTTGTTTTTTAGGTTAAAGTATTTCTAAGATTGTTCTATTTACTTTGTTTATTTTTAGGTTATTCCTTGGCTAAAGCCCCAAGTGATAGGGTTTTCTTGAACGGGGTCATAAGTTTTACATTGGATTAATAATAGCTATTTCTTTATCATTTTGTAATTTTTCTCTCCTTAATTTAATTTCCTCATATTTAAGTTTTATCTTTTCAGCCTCTATTCTTTTACTGTTGTCATCCATATCAATTTTTCTGCTGAACTCCTTTTCTTTCATGGCTACATCACTCATGTAAGCCTCTTGCTTTAAGTTCATTTCAAAGGCTTGTTTTAATGCGGGCATGTCATCCTGTTGTGTAGAAGAGCTATCTCTACCTAAAGCCGTTAAATAAGCTTCCTTATATTGCCAACCACCTTTAATATTTACTAATTCTACTTCATGTGCTTGTAAATCTTCTACATTAGCTTTATTGGCATCCAATTGTCTTGTAAGTTGGCTGTCTTGAAATTCTCTTTCTTCCTGAGCTTTCTTATTTGTATTCATTCTCATCTCCTTACCTATTTGTCTTAATTTAAGTGCGTAAGGATTTGTGAATATATCTACGAGGTCACTGAAGTCTTTCTGTATTGTATTGTCTGACATTAACATTGACTGCAATGCTTTTACAACCGCTCTATCTTTTGATGTCGCTGCGGGCATAACTGAAATTCTTCTCAAAGGAAAGTATTCAGGGTCTTCTGCTAATATGTCTATAAAGCTGTTTGAATTGTCGCTGTTCTTCATAAGTCGTGTAGATGACTTCCCATTAACTTCACACTGTTGTGCAATAGCTATATGCAGTTCGTTTGACTTAGATTTAGAAGTATTAAACTCGTCAATGTAGTTTGATATAAGGGCGTAAGATGCTGTAGCTTGTTGGGTTACTCCTTCCGCAGTTTCATAGGTTGTGGGGGCTCCTAACATTTGCGGTGTTATTCCCACTTGCTGAAATCCTTGCTGTCTAAAGTATTCTGCCATTTCTCTTCTGTATTGAACTTGAGCTGTAAAAACAACTTCGTTCCTTTGAAATAGATTTGGATATACAGCACTACCTTGAGTGTTTGCTCTTGAGGGGTCTGTTGGTAATAATTTTGTAAGCTTAATTGTGTTTGAGAGAGAGTATAATGTTTCCTCTGTTGTTTGGTCTTTATATTCTGAAGGAAGCGAATTAATGTCTACCGTATGAAACACCCCTAATTCATCTGCCATTAATTCACCAATCTGATTTAGACAAATATTGTGTAATTGTTGATAAGGAAAAGCTTTTGTAATTGCTGACTTTGTAATGATTCCTCCAACAGGGTGTTGAATTTGATAAATATTACTATCTCCTCTGATTTGCTGTTGAATAGGTTTACCCCATAAAATTAAATCTTCTTTTAAAGGTATTGAATTATTTGACTTTACTACTACCACGTAATAAGATTGAGGTTTGTAGTGCCAACTTAAAGTGTTTACGTAGTCAGAGATATCACCTTCTCTAAGAGCTTCTTGTAACTCGCTTAATGAAACATTCTTTTTTATTTTTATGTCGTTCTCCTTTATGAATTCTTTCATAAGGTCTTCAGTAACTGTTTGTATGTCTAAAGCTCCTACTTCATTTTCATAAATTAATACTCCAAACTTTTCCATTGAAGTCCAATATGCCTCTAGCACTTCCACTGTTGCGTTTGTAACGTGTATGTCTGTTCTTAAATCTCTCTGTCTATTTGTTGTGCTCGGATTAAATTGTCCGCCCGCTCTTGGCATCCAATCTCTTGTAGTTGTACCATCCTCTTGTTTTGTATATGCAATAGGTTCCCCTAAAGCATTTTCCATAGCCAAATTAACTTGGTGGTCTTGATAATTATGGAATGGCATTATTAGATTTTCTGCAAAGGGCGCAATGCCTGAACTTGATAGTGGTAGTATTCCCGCACTATAATCTGTACCTTGTCCAAAGTAATCTCCAAGTTTTTCTTGGTCTTTGGTTGTCATTAAATGACCGTACTTAGAAATAGCACCACTTATGGACATCGCTGTAAGCCTACCGATATATTCACAATCTTGGGGGTATCTTGTATCGGCATACTCCGAAAAGAATACTTCCTCCACTTGCCAATCTTCTATGGTGTAATAATCATATCCAACTCGGTAATGTCTAAACCATCTTCCTGTTAGTATATAATCTACTAGGCATCTTTTGTCAGCCTCCTCTAAATGAAACTTTTCCTTATCTCCATTGAGTACATTGTTAGCCCAATCTGTAGCTATAACTTTAAAGTTTTTAGATAACCCCTTTTCAATTTCTTCGGGCGTTAACTTTTGAACTTCCTCGTCTAATTGTGCTAGATATTGTTGTTGTTCTTTCTCCGATGCGAATTCCGTTTGATTTGGATTAAATCCTCTGCTAATTAAAAATCCGTCTATTTCTCTTTTAAATACCGCCTGAGCATATTCGTGCAACTTTTCCGAGCGCATTCTAATATACTCATTGGTGGAGTACTCGTCATTTGAGGTAATCCGATATAAACTGTCCACTTCGCTGAAAGCTCCTTTAATAGCATTTGCAATAATACCTAAAAAGTCAAAATGTTTTAAATGTGTTGATAACTCTACGTCAGATTTTAAAACTTTAAAGTCACTCATTTGGTCAGAGGTGCTTAAAGTCTTTTCAATATCAACAGAACGATACACAAATTCGCCCTCAGTCATTTTACGAATGTCTGAGAATACAGAATTTCTACCTCTTTGTCTTACTGCTTCCCAATAGAAAAAGTCCACATTTGCTTTTAACCAAGCTGGGGTTTTCTTTTTAAGTGGGATAGTTTGTACAGGTAAATTTCTTTGTCCTGTACTTAATCCATTATATATAGCGTAGTCTTGCAAAATCTTGTAGTTTAATTTGCAAATTTAATAATATTGTTTTATCTTTGCAACTTTGTTAAAGTGGTTGTAATAAGTTTATCTATTTTGGCGGAAGAATGAGCGTTTTTTATCGGGCGGTCTGAAGAATTCTAGTTTTCTTTGGGGGCTTACTTTCTCTTGGTTTGTATTGATTTTTGGGATGTTTAGCTCTTTGGGTATCCAAAACGATGCACTTCGTAAATAGTGTGCGTATGCTACTGAAGCCATTGCGCTAGTGATTCTATCCACGTTCAAATTCTCTGACCAATTTATAATTTCTTCAAGTAAGCCCACATCATCAACTTTTTGAACTCCCTTCAAAAGCTTTGTTGTTCCATCTTCTTGCTCCACTTCAAAAGTTTCATTACAATAATCTACAAAAAAGTCAAATAAGAATTTTTTAGTTGTGCTAGGGTTCCAACCTGTTTTTCTTTTGTTATTATTGGGTATATTAAAACTAGATGAAAAATCCAAACTTGGTGCTAAGTACTTTTCTGATAAATGTCTTATATCAAGAAAGTCCTTTATACCGTAGTTAAAGTTTTCCCCAAAAGCAGTCCTATCTAAATTATAAGCTTCCATGAGTAATTCCCACTTTTCCCATACAGTTTTATGTTTATCTGGACGGAAGGAAATTGAGGCTACTACTTTTTCTGAAAAGGGGTCTCCTAAAACTTTATTTTTAAATACGTAAAAGGAAGATACTGATGATGTTTCAGAGTCGTCCGATGCATAGTCATCAAATCCCGCTGTATACATTCCATAGGGGGGTTTTACTTCGGGAATATCTTCAAATATTAAAAATGGTGCATCCACTATTCCACCTCTGTGGGGGAAATCTGCCAATGGTTTATTAGATAGTGTACTTTGTATTTTACCTTGTGAGTCTCTATACAGGTCTCTACGTCTATCCCACAGTCCTGTTTCTATTAAATAAGCTTTATGTGCTTTTGCTTCGTTTACAGGGAAGCGGTTTCTTGAACCCGATTGAGTTATTTCTGAGGGTTTTATTGGTGCATATATAGTTGTCTTGTGTAATTTAATTTTATCCTTTGACGCAGCCTCTCTTTCGGCTTCTATTCTTTCCTTTGCTACTTTCCAATCAGTTACTTTTATTTTTATTTTCCTCAATGCTATGCTTTCGGGTTTACCTAAATAATCCGCCAAAGTGCTCTCTATCTTGGGCATATCAACTCTACACTGTCCAGGAATAAAAGCACCAAAAGGTTTTAATTTATCCTCCTCCCAAGTAATATATTCAGGAGAAACGCCTCTCTCTAATATATCCCATTGCATAGGCATTATACTATATGTTTCAGGGTCTCCTAAAGCTTTTACTCCATCTACGGATAATTCATCTGTACCTGCCGTACCACTTAATATTACTCTTGCCCTTAAACTACCATCTGTGCCTACTAATGCGGGCACTAAAGATTCTATAGCCTCAAGAAACAAACTTTTCATGGCTTCATCTAAGACTACTATTCCTGTCGGAGTAAAACCCGCAAATACTTCCTTATTATTCCCAGAGTCTGTGTTTATAATATGTAATGTAGATAAAAGTATAGTTTTATTCCCCTTTGTTTTAATACCAAGCTCTACTTTTTTACTCCAATCATTCGTTACATTGTATACTTTGAATGCAGGGTTTTTATTTAAATTATCTACTTTAAAAGACTTTGAAAGTTGCTCTAAATCTTTTGCGGAAGCTCCTGCACATAATAGAGTCTCTTCACCTAAAGTTGCTGCATGTGATAGCATACTAGCCTCTGTAGTCGTTTTAGCTACTCGTCGAGAGCATGCTAAGAAAAGCATTTTATACTCACTGTCCTCTAACCTATCTCTATTTTCAAAAATCATATAGTCACTATCTCTCAATGGTGGATTCATTTTGACATCCTGAGAAAAATACTTTTGTTTAGTCTCATTCCAAAGATTAACAGGTATGGGTGTTATAAATATATTTATGTGATAATAAGCCCACCCTGAAATATATATGCCATCTATATTTATCCCACTTTTTATTTTTTTAAACTCATCAACATAAAATTGTAAACACTCCTTACTTTGTTCCCAATAATGGAGGTTTATGTCCCATTTAGGGACATTATTCATATAGATTAACATCTCGTTATTTGGAGGGGTAATAAAGTCTATTTCTTTATAATCTAATTCTTTTTGTATAACTTCTGAATATTCTGGTAATTCTATAAGTACTCTGTGCATTGTTAACGGTGCTTTTGCATCCGAAAGAAATTCTATTGTGTTTAAATTTTCATCTCCAAACCTAATATCCAAAGATTCCACAGCGTCATCTATTGCATTATATTTTTTTTGTAAAGTGTTATGAAAGTCCATCTCCTCTAACTTCAAATCGTTTGTAGCTATTTCATCTAAAGAGAAACCATTAATATAAGTATCAATCCTATCCATGTGGGTAGTGATTACTCTATTAACATGTGTTACATACTTTTTAAATTGTGGTAATCTGTGATGTTGGTTTGCTTTTTTGGCGAAAAATTTTAATCGGTCTATAAGAATAAGTACAGACTGGTCTTGAACCATAAACTCATCTTTCTTTGGGTTTACTACTTTTCCATTTTCTATACGTATTTCTCCCAATAAAGTCCAGTCATTCTCCCTTATATATTTCTCTGTTTTTAAAAGGGAGGGGGTGTATTTCTGTATATATATATCTACGAATTCTGCCATTATTATATATTTATTATCTCTTCAATTGGTAAATTCATAGTATAGCACTCTGTTCTACCTGCGAAATTTATTTTAGGTATGTGTTTATAATTTCTGTACTTCTTGTGTAATTCTATCTCTAAATCGTATATAAACCCCGCTTCTTCTATATACTCAAATAAGATTTTATACTTGTAGGGCATCAAAGAAGGTCTAAATCTATTTTTTATTGTTTGAAAAGTCTTACCAATTTTGTAAAAGACTTCCTTACCTTTCTTACACTCTATTAAATATAAAATTGTATCTCTACCCTTTGCCGTATGCACATACCCTTTTTTATTGTAAATACTTCCACCACCTAGGGTACACAACGGACAACCCTGCCCTCTAGCGTAACTTTCTATACTTAACTTGAATTCGTGTTGATGTTCCTTACATATTATAGTTACCTTGTTATCTTTTCCGTTGCATTTTAATTTTGAGTAGTCGTGTTTATCTCCATGAATTTTATAAGTTACCTCTTTAAATATATCCTCGTTATTGTGCTTAGTTTGTGCTTTTTCACACACGTTGCACCCATTCCCTCTTAAATGTAAATCGGGTCTTTCTTCTAACTCTTTACCACACTTATTACAAGTTAACTTCACAAGTGTTTTATTATTTGAATACTCTACTTTACTATAGTCATATTTGTCTCCGTATATGTCGATAGAATCTTGTATAAACTTATCCCGCCCTTTACCTGCAAATTTTATTTGACGTTCCCTCCCACATTTAGGACAAGATGCTGTTTTGTGAATTTTAGGGGTTTGCCAAAAGTATTCTTGATGTTTGTTACAGAATATTTCAACTTTAGTTGTACTATTTACATGAACCACTTTGTCGTACCCATAAGCATCGCCATGTTTTTCAACCGACCTTTTAATGAATTCCTCTTTTGTTATTGGTTGATTATTTTTTACCATTAATGATAGTTTATTTAAACAACAAAAGGGACGCTGTGTCCCTGTTTATTATTTTGTTTTTTCTTTTTCCGTCGAAATAAAATTTTCTTTAAAATACTTCTCTGCGATAAGCCATTGGTCTAAACGGTTTTTTGGATTTCTACCTACCACATCTCCTATTTTTGGGGAGCCGTTTTTTAAGTCCTCACCACTTATTGAAATGTTGAATTGAAATGGTGCAGGTAATTTGTCATCGTTATTAAATAATATAATATCGTTTTGAGTAATGGCTCTTATCTCGGCTTTATTGCTTTTTAAATATTCTTTGAATTCACTCATTATTATTCCTGATTTTGTTCGGCTTGATATTTTGAAATCTCCAACTGCCTTTTTTTGTAAAAATCATACAGTTCTTGGTCTACAATTTCTTTTTTCCCGCCACTAATATTGAAAGTATATTTGACTTGATAGTCTCCTAATTCTTCTAATATTTCCTTTGGAATATCTATGAGGTCAGAAAAAGCTATAATGTAATTGTAAAGCCTGTTTTTCATTTGTGCTACGTCGATACTCAGTGGTTCGAGGTAGCCCATTTTATCAAAGAAAATGTTCGATTGATTTTCAAATTCAGGGATGTCTTTTACGGCTTCTGCAATCTGTGCTCTTTTGTTTTCTAAATCTTTTGATTCTTGTTCAAAGTAGTTTTTGAATTCAATATATTCTTTGAATGCTGTTTCTATTTTGTTTTTAATTATGTTGCTCATTTTATGTTTTTACGGAATTTTCTATTCTTCTACTACTACTGACTACGTTTGTTTTATTAATACCTCCATTTAAAAATAAAAACATGCGTTCTCCCTCCACGAGTTCTGATACTAATACAGGGTCTTTAAAATCTTTATTAAACTTGCTTTTATATTCTTCCCTTAAATCACGGGTTTCTTTTAATAGTTTGTCCCTAACTTCATCCGCTTCAATTTCTGTCTTGTAAAGAGAATCTATATGCCATCTTAAATTCCCAACTTCTCCTGTACAGTAATTTACAGTGTACACTATTTCATGCCCTCTATAATAAGCTCCTTCATCATATCCTGTCATATCCATTGGTATACCAATATACTCTGAACCCCCTTCTTTATCTTCCCCTACAATATAATTATTGTCACATTTATTACAGTGGTAAACTGTGAAGGTTTCTACACTATGTCCCTTAATAGGCTCTAAAGCCTCTACGGGTGTTTCTTCTTTACAAACATAACACTCGTGATTTCCCTTGTATTTATTAATTTGATTCATGTTTTTATTTTTGCGGGAATTTTAGTCCTCTCCTCCCCAATATTTTCAATAACTCTGTTAATATTTCTATATCAAATTTATAATCTTTGTCAATTACTTCTAATATAATACCTACTTTATATTGATATGCACCTATACTAAAGTCCTCATCTTCGCAATCTTGTTCTGCATCTTGTATTAGGTCAATTGTAACTTGATGTGCTTTTTCTAACGCCTTCCAAATTTTTGTTTCTAACTCTAATATTTTATGTCTCATTGTTCAAAAGTATCTGAAAAGTAATCTGTTCTATTGGTTTCCATTAGTGCATTATACAGTTCATCATTAGTTAGATTGTAAAATCTTTTTTTTGCCGTTTTTTCTATTTGTGTTAATTTTTCTCCCACCGAAAATCCGTCTCGAATAAGAAATAATTTAAACAATTCTTCGTGGATAACTCCTTCTAAATTTACTGACATTCGCCTCTCATTTTAATTTTGGCAATTTGTCTGCCGTTAGTTTTAATATTTGTCGTCTTTGAAAATGTTCTATCACAATCGTTATATGTGAGTGTTACTTTCAATGTTGTACTGTCTACTTCTTGTCTTGTGGGGGAAGTGCAACCGCATGTTATATGTACTGTTGTGTTGGTTGCGTCCGATAGATTTGATATTAGTAACTCCACTGTTTTGTTTTCAAACTGTTTTGTTTCGCCCATTTCAATTACCCAATCTTCTCCTTCTTTTACTAGGGTGTATTTTTCTGATATTTTTTCTATAACCATTCTTCTATTTTTACCGTTTTTAGTATTTCCGTTATTTCTCTTTCCGTGCAATTTTTGTGCACCAAAATAAATTTAACAGGTCTTTCGCATCTAAAAGTTCTCTCTATGTTGTCTATTAGAGTTTTTGAAAAGTCTCTTTCAAATGTCTCTGATTCGTTGCTAACTATTTTTACGTTTATCATAGTGTTGGCGTTTTTGAAACTATCACCATTTTTATATTATCTATATTTGAAACCCCTAATATACTGTGTGTACTTTGACTAAGGTATTCTCCAATTTGAATCGGTTCTACGCAAGTTGATTTCTTAAAATCCTTACTTTGATACCTTAAACATCCTACATTATTTATATAAAAAGCATTACTATCTTCGGGTACTTTAATTGCTATTAATTTATTCATACCTACCATTTTTCTTTGGGGCAAATTTCTAATCCCTCTTCTGTTTTATAGTATATGCTACAGCTTTTACATCCCAAACAACTACCTAAATTATCTTCATCTGCATTTCCCGTAATCCAAGAGTAAAAGTCCGACAGCTTTTTTAGAACAAGTTTGGTTAATGGTATCTTATGTACGTTCTTTGAATTGAAAGGACAAACTTTACATATTCCTCTTCTTCTTTCTGTTTCTTCCTCTTCTCTAGGTTTTTTGAAGCGGGAAAGTATTATTGTTTTAAGTATTTTCATTTGTTTTTATTATAAAGCCAAAAGAGGAGATGTATAAAAAAGATTTGTGAGTCTAGCTCACGGTGAATATTGCTCTAGGCAACCTGACTTTCTCCTCTATTTGACCGTATTCTGTTATTCTATTTTTAAACTGTTGTGATTATTTAAATAATAATGTAATTGTTTTTCGGCTCTTTTATAATGCGGGCTATCAATTCCTTTTTTCAAGTTATCAAGTTTTAATTTTCTGTGGATAAATGAGCCTACTTTGTTTAAATGAAAACCCATAGAACTTGTTTGTGTATCTTCTAATTTATAGAGTATAAAAAGTTTTATAGCCTTGTAAAGGTCTTCAATATCTTCTCTTGGTATCCCCGTTATTTTCCGCTTCTCTGTATATCGGTCTATCCAATCTTCTTCTGTGAAATATTTTAAATAACTTTCCATTCCAGCCATAAATAATTTGTTTCGCTTGAATTAATATATTGGTCGTATATTTGAATTAAGTCTTGATGCATTCTTTTACCGTTTCTTCTGTCTACGTTTATTAGAATGCCTTTGTCGCTCAATCTTTTAACAAGCTGTCCGTAATTTTCTTTTGTCGTTTTATAGTTTAACATAAAACTGTTCTTTGATTTATCATTTACTCCTTCACATCTTAATATCTCACAAAGTAAGTCAAGCTCTCTCGATGTAATATTTTGAAAGCGGAATATACAAAGTGTGTGGACAAACTGCCTCACCGCTTCAACTCTGTTAGTTGATGTTGGAAGAATTAGCATAGTTTACAAGCTATCATTTTATGTGACTGTAATAAATACGTGTCTTTTATTGTACCTAAGCCATCGATGTTTATTTCCTTTGTCATTGCATCTCCACGAACTAAAACTGTGTCTCCTACCTTAACAACTGTCTGTAACGCTCCAACTTTAAGTACTTGGAAGAATTTGAGGGCGTTGCTCTCGCTTGGCGTCGATGATGTCTCGAAAGGATTTACTTCCGAAGTAATTCCGTCTAAAGGCTGCGTCTTTTTTCCAAGAATAACTTCTTCGCTGTAAAATTCCAACTTCTCTAAAATGTTTGTCATTGTTTATTTTTGTTATGGTCTTTTCGATGAGCTTTCTTAAAGGGCGAGCATGATAACCATGTATTGCTAATCGAACTATGATTTTGTTTGTCGGCTTATAATAAAACCAAAATAATACCCTTCTGTTTTTGTAATCGTTTAATGCTACTACTACTGTGTCGCCCATATAGTACAATTGTATTGCTTTTTTTCTTCGGCGATGTTGAGATAGTTTTGAATATTTCATCATAGTATAAAAGTAGACAAAATATTTCTCAAGCATAATTTATTTATTAGATTACAAAAATACAACATATATTTTATATAAACAATACTTTTAACAAAAGTTTAACTTATTACAAACAGTTTCACAAATTAGGAAGTTACAATTAATTGTTCTATCTTTGTAGCCTAAAGAAAGAAGAAATGTATAATGAGCAAAAATTAGGAATTTCAGAATACTCCGAAGTTTTTTATGACCGTCTATCTACCGTGGTATGTAACCGTGAATATGTAGAACAAAATAAAGACTTTTATGAACAAGTTATCTGGAAAACTTTTGAGAGGTACAACAATTCAAAAACGGAATCATATTCAATCAATCAAATTGTTACAATTTTCGAGATAATACTTGATAGTATGCTAAAGTTTAAGCCATCAAATGAGTTACCAGAGGATTTAATAAATATAGTATAAAACCTGTCGGCGTCCCTACAAAGAATCTAAGGAGTTCAGAGGTAGAAGCACCTAGCGTTGAAACTGTGGTAAGACACTTTAAAATTTAAGTGCGGTGAGTTAAGGGTTTCTCACAAAATTGATTTATGGTGTAATGGTAACACAACTGTTTTTGGTGCAGTCTTTCTAGGTTCGAGTCCTAGTAAATCAACAATAATAAATAGGAAAATTTATTATTTCGTTCCTTTACCTTAGGTTTGGGACTTACAAAGGCTTTGATGTGTTGTGCCCGAAACAACCTTTGATTTTAAAATAACTGTGTTATGTAGGGATAAGAGACTATTTAATGCATAAAATACATAAATAAGTTTATTTGACCTAGGAAGCCAATAGACATATAAATTATTAAATTACAACGAAAGTCATTTAAGCAATTTCAAAACCATCTTCCTAGTACAGTGGTTTTTTTGCTTTAAATGGCTTTTTTATTTATTAAGGAATTTTTCAAACATTTTTTAGTAATTTTTCAATGTTTATAGGGGCTACCGAATTATTGATGCTACATCATAAGACATACTACTAAAATTAAAATAATTACTATGAATATATATAATAACATATTACTTAATAATAGAATAGATATACTATTGAAGGAATTTGGGTTAAACTTAAAATTCAAGTCGCATATATTATACATAATATTTCATATACGTACTTACCCATTTAAAGATAGACATTATGAAGATGGAGACTTTGTTCCTGTAAAAATTGAGTATTTGAGAAGTTTAATTTCCGCACGGTATACAAAACCCCTTTTAGAAGCAATGGTTAAATCAGGTATTTTAGAATGTGATAATATTTATATTGTAGGTAAAAAATCAAGAGGCTACAGAATAACAGAAAACATTAGGAAAGTTAAGTTCTATTTACAACTAATGGAAGATTCGGAATTAGCTGAAAAGATTAAAAATAAACTTGACGAAACTGTTGATAAAGTTTTAAGTAGAAAAGACGGTTATTCATATATTACAAAATGCATGCTTAATTTGGATATGGATTACAAAAAAGCAAATAAATATTTAAATTCTAAAAATGTTCCAGCCAATATAAAAAAGAAGTTGCAAATGATGGTTGATATATTTCACGATAAGTTTGCAACAGTTGATGATAAAGGAAACAGATTACATAACAATCTAACTAACATCGCAACTCCTTTAAGAGGTACTTTGAACTACAATGGGCATAAGTTAGTCCAATGTGATTTAAAGAACTCACAGCCGTTATTATTTAGAATTCTTTTAAATAAGTACCACTTACCACAAGAAGAATTAGACAGATATTTGAATGTAGTTTGTAATATTGGTTTTTATGAATTTTTTGCTGGAAAGTTAGGAGTTAAACTAACCCAAAAAAATAGAAGTGATTTCAAAAAGAAAATATTTGGTGGTGTTCTTTTTGATAGAAACAGAAATAAACTCTCAAAGTATGAAAAAGTTTTTGAAGCGGAATTTCCCTTAATATTTCATTGTATGAGGGATATGAAAAAGGACGATTATAAAAATATTCCTATATTATTACAGAAATTAGAGAGCAGTTACATTTTTACTTGCGTAGACAAATTAAGAAAAGAAAATAAAGATATTGAGCTACTAACTATTCACGATTCAGTTTGTTGTATAGAGGGTAAAGAAGAAATTGTATATAAAGTTATGATGGAGGAATTTTATAATATGTTTAATATTTTGCCGAAAATAAAAATAGAAAAGTTTGGATAATTAAATTTAAATAGTTATCTTTGTGTAATTAAAAACAGAAAATATGTTTGACGTAGATAAGCAGTGGTTAAATAGATTGTATCAAGCGATATATCACGTAGACCTCATAGGGGAAGAAGATTTATTGTGGGAACTTAAAGGTTTGGAAATTAAGTTTTTTAAATTAGAGTTAGAAGATTTTGAGTGGCAAAGGTTGGCAGACATAGAAGACGAATTAGATATTGCATAAAATAGAAAAAATTTTCGCAAAAATAAAACAAATGAAACTAATTTATACAGTAAATAAAACCGAAACGGTAGAAACAGACATTGACCTCCCAATCTATATTCACACGCAAGGAGAGGACTTAGACGATGAATATATAAAATGGGACGGAGAAAAAAAGATAACGGTCTCACGGGGCTGGTATGACCTCTCAGTGAGCATTTCTACTAACCCACCAAGCATTTATCCGCAAACATTAGAAAGAAATTTAATAACAGCGGAAATATTCAATGAGCAATTAAGCATTGCTTTGGAAACTATCAATCCTATTGAGGCGGTTAGCGAAGGATTTTTTGAAAGAATGGATATTGTTTATCCGCAAAATAAATAAAATGGAAATATTAAAAGGAACATATAAAAATGTAAGTTTTAGATACTCCCCTCATACAGAGGAAAAAGACACTGATGGTTTACTAATCATTAATCATTCTAATGGAGTAGAATCAACACATATAATAAATAATTGGGGGATAACGAGAATTTTTCAATACATAGAAAGTTTAAATAATATAGTATAAAATGGAATACATAAGAGAAAATTGGAAAGATTACAGCACAAGACTTAAAAGCTACGGCTATACAGAAGAAGAGTTAAACACCTTACGACCAATAAGAGAAGACGCAGAACAAATACCAAATGAAATGTTTGACGAGCTTGTTAGACAAGGAGTGATTAAGTGTACAAGAAAATTAAAGAAGAAGAGAAGCTTGTATGTTTTGGAAGGAGATAATCGTGTGTACTACCTTGAACATTGGAATAAGAGAGTAGAATGGTGTGGTTATTTTAAAGATGAAGAAGATGGAGAATAAATATTACATGCTTGGAGAAGACAGGTTTTTTGAGACATTTGGAGACGGTTTCTTTTATTTTATTTTCGGCGAAAAAAGGATTAAAACAGGATTTTTAGAATCTATGGGGAGTTATATAACAGAGCTAGATAAAGTACAATACGAGAAGGAAATAGATTACAGACTTAAATATTTTGTGCGATGACAAACGCTGAAATTAAAAACTTACCCTCAAAAAGTAAACGGGCAATATATTTCGACTACTATTGGATTAATTTAAAGATGTGCTATGAAGATATAGAAATAGCTATAACCGAACATAATAAAAAAAGATTAGAAGCCAATATTAAATATCCACTATTACTACCGAACACTCATTTTTCAAGTGAAAGACTATCTAAAAGTCATATTAGAAGTTTTACAGACTTTTGCAACGAAGAAGACGAGAGAGTTTCCGAGGGAATAATTGGGAGATATAGAAGATTTAAAGATAGAATTATTTTATAATAAACTTGCACAGTAACTATAAAACACCTATCTTTACAGAAACAAAAAAATAAAATGACAGTAGAGAAACTAATAGAAGAACATAAATTAGCCAAACTAGAATAAAAAAACAGAATAAAAATGAATAAAATTAGAGACTTAATAGAGCGATACAAATATGGACATTCTTTATAATTATAATAGTAGATTAGGTGAAAAAACTATTACAAACGAAGGTTATGAAATTGAAATAATTGAATGGTTTGGTGTAAGAAATTGTACAATTAAGTTTGAAAATGGGGTTATTTTATATAATATAAAATATCAAGGTTTTAAAAAGAAAAACATAGTTAACCCTTATCACCCATCATTATATGGTGTTGGATATCTAGGTATTGGTAAACATACTTCCAAATCAACACATAATAATATGAACTATTATAAAATTTGGAGTTCTATGATACAAAGAACAAATAGTGAAAAAAGGGCTAAGGTATCTCCAACTTATTCTAAATGTTCGGTAGCAGAAGAGTGGAAATGTTTTCAAATATTTGGAGATTGGTTTGTAAAATATCATAAAAAAGATTTTCATTTAGACAAAGATATTTTAATAAAAGGAAATAAAGTATACTCCCCTGAAACTTGTTGTTTTGTACCAAGAGAGATTAATAATCAATTCAAATCATATTCTGATAAATATGGAGAATTACCAAAAGGGGTTAGCTTCTATAAAATAACTAAAAGATTTACAACTCAAATAAGTTTGTATGGTAAAAGAGTAGCCTTGGGTTATTTTAACACACCTGATGAAGCATTTAAAGTATATAAAAATACTAAAGAAAAACACCTTAAGGAATTAGCAAATAAGTGGAAGGACGACATTGAATATAATGTTTATATAACAATATTAAATTACACAATAACAAAAAAATGATAGATAAAATACAAAGTTTAATACAAGAACAGAAATTAAGTGTTCAAGAAACACGTGAACAATTAAATCAAGTCGCCTCTCTTTTAGACGTTAAAAATAAATTGTCGCTAAAAGAAAGGGCAGAATTAGAAAATACTATTAACGAATTAGAGCAAGAGGTTTCACTTAGATTTGGATTCTTAAGCGATTTAGAAAGTTTACTGTAATTGAAAGAAGATAAAATTCTCATTAGACAATTCAAAGACAAATCTTCAAATTTTTTTGTAAACAACACTCACTACAATTTAAACGCTTTAGGAGGGATAACTTTCTGTGCGGGTGGAATAAGTAGTGAAGCAGACATAGAAGCCTTACAGAACTTTATTAAGAGAAATAAGAAGACGTTTGTAGCATCTACACCTAATGTTTTCTCGAAAGAGTTGAAGGAATATTCAGTTTTGAATTTTGGGATTCATAAAAATAAGAGGCTTGATACTTTGAGTAACGACTATCTGAAATGGTTGTTTGAGAATTCGGCGGACGAAAGTATAAAAAATGAGGTTAGAGGTTTAATAGGTAAATAGTTAAAATTTCAGCAAAAAAAATAAACCCTTTCACGCCAAGTCAGTTTAAAATGGTATAGGTTTGGCGGGGAATAAAAGACATGGTACATACACACGAAACATTCATAGAGAAATTACTAACAGTCCACGAAGGATATATTCGAGGTGAGTTTGCAGTGTATGGTCGTTTTATAAGCATTAAGAAAAAACTACTAATAAAAGACAAGTATGGCTTTCATAAGGTGTTGCCTGGTGATTTATTAAATATGAAGTGTAAAAATATGACAGTAAAATCTGCAATATTTAAAACCAATTACATTAAAGAATACTTACATCAAAATATAAAAGCATATTTTAAAAGGGATTTTAGACTAATTTCTGATTATACATTAGGTAAGCAACCTGCGATATTTAAAGATAACCACGGTAATTCTTTTTCAATGAGTGTGTCAAATGTATTAACGGGTAACAAGCCTTCTATTAAATCTGCTATAAATAAAGATGAATTTATAATTAAAAAACTTTACCGACAAAATAGAGGTTTTAGAAACGGAGAGTTTGATTACATATCTCATTTTAATAAAAATCAAACAATAATATTAGTTTTGTCCGATTTATTTGGAACTTACAATATGGATTCATCATCCGCTTACAATGGTTCAAAACCTACAATAGAGGTAGCAACGGACAAGAGTAAAAATCTAGTCAAACGATTAGAACAAAATGGAGGAGATTATGATTACTCTAAAGTTGTATACTCTAAAATGAATGACAAACTAATTATAGGATGTAAATTACACGGCGATTATAAACAGCGTTCATATAATCATATTAGAGGGGAAGGTTGCGAGAGGTGCGGAAGAGTATCAACCACAGAAAAATTATCAGACACCCCAACAGGTTGGTCGCACGGTTCTTGGATTAGTTGGGCGGAAAAATCTAAAAACTTTGATTCTTTCAAATGTTATATTTTAGAGATAAAGTCTGTTGATAATAAAGAGTCTTTTTTTAAAGTGGGTAGAACATACACAACTATTAAAAACAGATTTAAGTATATTGATAAGTTTTACTATATTGATAAAGTTATAAAAGTATTTGAGAGTGATGATGCTAAGTATATAATAGATAAGGAATTAGAACTATTAAAAAATAATAAGATTTACAAATACAAACCTCTGAAAAACTTTGGGGGTTCGCAAGAATGTTTTACTAAAGTAGAGTATGAAGAAATATAAAAAACTAAATTGGGATGAAGATGATTTAGAGTCTTTACCTAATGGAGATTTAAAAAAATTAGGAGATTATTGGATGCGGGTATATGTTTTAGAAAATGCAGAAAAAAGAAACGGTAAATATTATTGCCCATTAAAAAAACAATGGTATACAGAAGATAAAATGCATTTATGTCACTACATTGACCGTGGAATCATAAAGCACAGATTTGATTTAGATAATGTGCATTTAATCTCTTCGGTGTCTAATACCTTTGAAGCACAAATTCCCGCAGTAGGATTTAAATCAAAACATCATAAAGAGTACGAAGAATATTTAATTTTAAAAATAGGTAAAAAAAAGTTTAATAATCTCTTGGATTCTAAAAATAATTTAACTATCTTTACACAAGCTGATTATATCAGAGTAATTAAACAATTTAAAAATGAGTGATAAGACGCACCCGTTTGAAGAGTTGTCCAATTTAATAGGACAGTATCAAACTAATAAAAACAGTTTTGACCAAAAAGAATTACAGACAATGAGAGAAGACATTAGTCTTTGCTTATTTTATTTATCGGACTCTGCAAGTCAAGCCCTTGCAAACTACGACATGAGCGAGCATAATCGTAAAACAAAAATGTCAGAAAGAGAGCAGTTTTACAGAAGTGAAGTAGGCTCTAATGGAAAATCAATGACCGTAGCTGAATCTGAAAATCTTGCAAGAATAGATTGTAAAGAAGAAACAGAGTTGTGCAAAAATGCATTAAGACAAAAGGAGAGAGTAAGAATAATTTTATCTGCAACCTCACAAATATTAAATGCGATTTCAAGTAGACTAAATATGATAACAAAATAAAAATGGCAAAAGAGAAAAAAGACGCTTTAGAAGGGGTAATTGAGAAGTTAGATTTTTTATACGCAAAAGGAGCAATAGTAAACTTAGGGACTAATCCAAGATACACTCAAAAAGTTTTAACAGGAAGACCTAGTATAGATTATGTTACTGATGGAGGATTACCAAAAGGGAGACTAATATTAATTGCAGGAGAGCCTAGTGCAGGTAAAAGTTCGCTCACAATTCAGTTAGCTGAAAAATTTGGAGATAAAATACTTTACGCAGATACGGAGGCGACATTGACATCTGATTATCTGGTAGATTTAGGTGCAGACCCTTCAAAATTTAGTCATTTTATACCTGAAACTACTGAAAGTATGTGCGATATTATTAGACAACAAATTCCAAACTTTAATGTGGTAATTGTAGATTCCATAAATAATAGTGCCAGTGGTGAACAATTACAAAAAACGGCAGGGGAGAAAACTATGGCAAACCGAGCAAATGTTTTGTCTAGTCAACTTCCAATTTTAATAGGGTTAGCTAATCAATATAATACAACTATAATTATTTTATCCCAAGTGAGGGATAATATGAATAAAGCTAATAAATACAGCCCCGATACAGTAGTACCAGGAGGTAATAGTTTACATCACAACAGCTCAATGACTTTAGAACTTTTTAAATCTTCAAAGAAAGAGAAAGAAGAAAAAGGAACTTTAGGAAATAAAGATAAAGTTGTTGAGGGTAATATGGTGAGAATTAAATGTACTAAAAATAAAGTAGGTAAGGTAAACAGAGAGGTTTCCGTTGAGTTTACTTATGGACTAGGGTACACTATTGAAGCTGACATTGCATCGTCCGCAAAACGATTAGGTATTTTAGAAATGAAAGGTAGTTGGGTAACTTATAAAGGGAGTACTCTCGTACAAGGGATTGATAATTTGGTTCCTATGTTATTTGACAACCCTGAACTATTAGAAGAATTACGATTAGCGGTATTAGAAAAAACTACAAAAGAAAACTAACCTTCGGTAGTATTACCAAAAATTAATAGCAAAAAAATGAAAAAAATATTATTATATCTATTAGAATTAACATTCGAAAAGTTAGTTCAAAAGACAGGACAGAAAGCTATGGTAAGTGGTTTGTATAGAAGTGGAGATGAAATAATTCCGTTATCTAAGTCGGAGAGGTTTCCACCTAGTGAGGATAATGTTTGGAATTTAGTTATTTCTGTTTAACCCTTTTTTTGGCGAAATATGTGGATAAGAACAATCTCAGGTTGGGTATATTTCAAAACAGAATATACTCAACAAGGACTAGTAACGATTATAAAGGTAACAAACGCATGAAAATAAATTATAGAACGTACTGCGGACTAGCAGGAGACTTACAAGAACTATTAATAGCAGAGACAGAGAATAATAAACTATCTGTTTTGTACACAAGGGTTGGTATTTTTAAAAAATTTAATTACTGGCTCGCAAAAAAGAAACTTACAAATATTTTAAATAAGTATGGCTATTAAGAAAGAAGCAGTAGAATGGACTTATGGTTCGCAAGTTATAGATAACATTTTAAAAACACCTGAAGGTTCCCTAGCATTCATTTACAAAATATCTCTACTTGATGGGACAGGTCGTTATTATTATGGTCGTAAAACTATGTGGAAACCACGCTATACGAGCGGTAAAAATAAAGGAATAAGTAAGGGGTCATATGTTTGGCGAACTTACTGTGGCTCATCAAAGGAACTCACAGCATTAATCAAGGATAATACGCCTTACAAAAAAGAAATACTAAAATTCTGTTTTTCAAAAGCGGAGACAACTTATGAGGAAACTAAACAAATACTTTGTGGGGGAGGTTTGACAGACCCTCTATGTTTGAATTTTTGGATAAAAAGTTTGATTTACTCTAAACATTTAAAACCAAATAGTTAAATTTCCGCA